GCAGCACGCAGAGGCACTTGGTAAATGTACCAGAATCTTAAACTTTCATTATTCAGTCATTCTGGCAAACTCTACTACGATATAACCAGTATAGAGGAGGCTATAAGTCCTTTCAGTTACACAGAGTGTATATGTAGGGAGCTTTATGCTCCACATACAGTGATCACACCAAACAGTGACTATAGGGTCTACGTGTTGTCACCTCTTAAAGTGAGTTATATTGAGAGCGGCCACATAACTAATATTGAGAGCATTAAAGAAATTGGTACAAGAGTTGCTTTAGCATACAATTCAAACAGATCCAGAGTTTTCCACACCATATTAGGCTGTGTGCGTGATCATGTCGTCACAGGCAAGGAAAGGTACGAGTGTCCAGGATTTTCTTTCAGCAACTAATGGTGTTGAAGGCGAATTCAATGTCAGAGGTGTCACTCCTGAAGCTCTTGGCAAGCATGATGGTGCAGCAGAGTATAATATCCTTGGGATATCACCTGCAGAAGTTGCTAGCCTTCATTCAGGTGTGCAATTCAACTTCAGGGAGCTTGAAGATTCTTTTAAGACCCTTTGCACAGATTATGGGATGGATCTTAGTATTGATACTAAGAGCTATGCCCTTGAATTTGCTGTAAAGATGATATATGAAGTTGGACCAGCATCACGTCAAGTGAAGAAGGGGCAGGCTGACAAGAGATGGAAATTCCGGTTTGTGGACACAACTAAAGAGAAAGCAGAGAAGTATACAGCAGTGTTTGTTGCGTCATATAAGACATCAGAGCCTCCAATGACAACACCAACAGTCGTAAATGGCCAAATGATACTGACAATGAAGCAAGCAAGCCTACTTGCTGTAAGAGTGTTCTGCATGGCCATTGAGGTATGTGCTGCAAATGGCATATTCCTAATGACACCTCTTTGTGGTGCCATATTCTCAAAGAATAGCCTCGAAGACCTGGCTATGATTCTCACCCGTAGCAATGAAGACAAGGCAATTGGTCGCACTCTTAAGATCTTGACATGCAGCTGTCAGAGTGGTGGTCATTACCTGGAAGAGTCTGATGCAACAGTAGCAGTCATAGCTGCAGTGTGCGCAACTCGAACTATGAATGACAAGAAAGTACGTAGCCAGATAATTGTGAAAACGTACAAGCAGTATGCAAGTATGAAGAAGCCATTCAATGATGACTTGTATATGCTCCTTGGAGTTCATGCCACAGGTGGAGTTCCGATTGAGCACTCATCAAAGGCACTCATTGAAAAATATGAGAGCACGCACAAGCCAATGCCACCGATGTCTATGTACAATGCAGCATACTCAAGTGGCGTCAGGACAGTGGCAGCCATGCCACAAGTTACTGAAGAGCCAAAGCCATCCACGTCCAAGAACCAGGGAAACTAAACGTTGATGCAGATGAGCCCACTGAGTCTGCATCAGAGTCTGAGGTGTCAGTGGGGCCTGCTCGTTCATATGAGGTATATGATATCAGCAATGATAACAGGTTGTTGGAGATAGATGAGAAGGTGAAGAGACTGGTTAAGCTCACAATACCTGAATACATATACAGGATGCTTTGTAGAGTTAACCAACATATTGACATTGACACGTGGCCTGCAGTGAATTTGGTGTGCAATGATGCTAGCAAACAAAAGAAGGATTTTGCTGCAATGTCGACTGACCTGTTAGGCCGTAACAATCAGGTTGCATTAAAGGTACTGGAAGAAATGACGAAGAATCATTCAGACAATGCTGACTTGCATGGATTCCTTTGCTTTGCATTGTCAACCAAGAACCCTAGTGTAACCCCAGGCTTAAGAAATGCACTCTTTGTTGGGAACTTATACTTGTTAAGGTCCTTTTACACTAGTAGCATTGTCACTAAGACATAGGTTATCTAGGTAGCTATCATCGAAGATGGACAAGCCCTTTATGTGTTGAGGTTAAATGTATGCTTCAATACGGGCTGATATCTTCATGATATATAATTTAATCACCTCTTTATTCATTAGCTTTAATCAATTCTTTCACTTTGTAGTTTTAGTTAGTTGTAGTTCTTTAGTACGTAAGTATGGCC